ATGCAGATACAGGCTTTGACCAATGAATGGATATTTCAGGGACGGGCCAGTCAACAGCCGCCATATCATGACTGGCGCACGTGGCTGATCCTTGGCGGGCGGGGTTCCGGCAAGACCCGCGCCGGAGCCGAGTGGGTCAACAGCATTGTGCATGGATTTCCGCCATTCAAATCGCCAGCCGCGCTCAACATCGCACTGGTTGGTGAAACCCTTGCGGATGTGCGCGAAGTTATGATTGACGGGCCGTCCGGCATCATGGCGGTGTCGCGGACTGAACGCCCGCGCTTTGAGGCAACGCGCCGGCGGCTCATCTGGGCCAATGGCGCGACGGCGGCGATGTTTTCATCCGAAGATCCGGATAGTTTGCGCGGACCGCAATTTGGCGCGGCTTGGTGTGATGAGCTGGGGAAATGGAAACATGCGCAGGAAACCTGGGACATGCTGCAATTTGGTTTGCGGCTTGGCGACAATCCGAAGCAGGTTGTAACAACAACACCAAAGCCGACCGCCTCGCTGAAGGCTTTGATGAACGACAGAACTGTTTTGGTGAGCCGGATGCGCACCGCCGAGAATAATGCCAATCTGGCCCAGAGCTTTCTTGCGCATATGGAAAAGCTTTACGGTGGAACGCGGCTGGGACGACAGGAGCTAGATGGCGAACTGATTGAGGAGCGCCGCGATGCCCTGTGGTCGCGGACGATGATGGAAGAGATTTATCGTGCCGACATCCCGGAAATGCAAAGGATTATCGTCGCCATTGATCCGCCAGCCAGCGCAACGCGAAAGTCCGACGCTTGCGGGATCGTTGCTGCAGGGGTCGATGCGGAAGGTATGGGGTGGATACTCGCCGATGAGAGTTTTGGTCCGGCCAAACCTATTCAATGGGCCAAACGTTCCACCCAGCTGTTCTACAGGCTGGAGGCCGATCTGATCGTGGCTGAGATAAACCAGGGCGGCGATATGGTTGCCGCTGTTATCGCTGCTGAGGATAACACTGTGCCAGTTCGTGGCGTGCGGGCCAATCGCGGCAAAGCGCTGCGGGCTGAGCCCATCGCCGCATTATATGAACAGGGCAAGGTTCGGCACGCCGGCCGCTTTCCCGCGCTGGAGGATGAAATGTGTGATTTCACTCATGCAGGATTGTCGAGTGGACGTTCGCCCGACCGTGTTGATGCGTTGGTCTGGGCTCTGAGCGAACTGATGCTGAAAAAAGAAACAAGCCCACGCATTCGCGTTGTGGGCTAAACCTCGGGTTGCTTGGAAAAGTGGAGAGATTAATGTAAGGTCTTGGAGTGGGATGCGAGCTTTCGCCCGCACCCCTTTTCCTAGAATATGAAATTGACCCGGATGACGAGCTGCCAGCTGGTCCGGGTCTTTTTCATTTCCAGGGTGATGCTAAGTGGTAGATACCACATCATTCACCTCCAAGTTTGAGAGCAAGGCCATTGCTGTGGTCGGGAGGCCTATCGTCCCGATACACCGGCTGGCTCGGTGTGTGCTGCTTCGCTCTCAAAACTCGTTCTCGCTCAATACTTTGCCGGGTTTTTCGAACAGGTCCACGAAGGCAGAGTTGTAATTGCGTTCGCTCTGGCGGAACTGGGTTGTCTTGAGACCGGGGAACTCAATTCCCGAATGGGGTGTCCACTCTGGGTTGCTTGGAAAGACCGGGAAATTATAGTAAGGTCTTGGAGTGGGACGCGAGCTTTCGCCCGCGCCCCTTTTCTTAGATGATGTATTGAACCCGGATGACCAGCGTCCAGCTAGTCCGGGTTCTTTTCATTTCTAAGGTAATGTTAAGTGGCAGATACCACATCATTTACCTCCAAGTTTGCGAGCAAGGCCATTGCTGTGGTCGGGAGGCCCATCGTCCCGATACACCGGCTGGCTCGGTGTTTACTGCTTCGCTCGCAAAACTCGTTCTCGCTCAATACTTTGCCGGGTTTTTCGAATAGGTCCACGAATGCAGGGTTGAAACGACAGCGCGAACTGCTTCGCGTGGTTGTTCCCCTGATTTGATCCATCTCAACAATCAGAGAGAATATTTTCCATGGCACTTCATTGGCCGTGGCGCTGGCGCGCTGCGAATGAACATCCGCGTCTTAACACCAAGGCCGCGCAAGGATTTGTAGCGCTGCAATTTGACCGGGAGGCACGCTGGTCGCAGAGTGGATACACCGGTCTGTCGCGCCAAGGATTTATGCGTAACCCGATTGTCTACCGGTGTGTGCGCCTTTTGGCGGAAGCTGCCGCTGCAACCCCCTGGCTACTCTACGAAGGGCGGACGGAACACACGCAGCATCCATTGCTTGATCTGTTGTCAGACCCACATCGCGGCGCCGATGGAGCAAGCCTGTTCGAAACGCTGTACGGTCATCTTCTGCTTTCTGGCAACGCCTATATCGAGCGGGTTAGCGCCGGGAATGGTGCAGCCGAATTGCATCTGCTGCGCCCGGATCGCGTGCGCGTCATCACTGGCGATAATGGATGGCCGGTGGCTTTGGGCTATGGCGTTGGTGCCAGCAAGCGAACCATTGGGCTTGATGACGGTCAGGCGCTGCATCTCAAGCTGTTTCATCCGCTTGATGATCATTATGGCTTTGCACCGCTTGAAGCGGCCCTGATGGCGCTCGACATTCACAACGCGTCCGGTGTCTGGAACAAGGCGCTGCTCGATAATTCCGCGCGTCCATCAGGCGCGCTGGTTTATGCGCCTGCAGATACGGCACGTTTGACCGAAGCTCAGTTCGACAGGCTGAAGACGGAACTGGAAGAGGGGTATACCGGCGCAGCCAAGGCGGGACGCCCTTTATTGCTCGAAGGCGGGCTCGACTGGAAATCCATGGGCCTGTCGCCGCGTGATATGGACTTCATTGCTGCCAAAAATGCTGCCAGCCGCGATATTGCTTTGGCCTTCGGTATTCCGCCCATGCTGCTCGGCATTCCCGGTGACAACACCTATGCCAATTATGCCGAAGCCAATCGTGCATTTTATCGTCTGGCGGTGATTCCGCTGATCACGCGTACGGCCAAGGCGATCGGGAATTGGCTCGGTCCTGTTTATGGCGAACGGCTACGGTTGGAACCGGATTTCGATCGCATTGATGGGCTGTCCATGGAGCGTGATGCATTGTGGCAGCGTATGTCTGCTGCGCCATTCCTAAGCGATGACGAGAAGAGAGAGGCTGTGGGATACGCCCGCAAGCCTGATTAAATTTTCGGGAGAAAGATCATGACAAACTGGTCCGATGCCGCCTGGATTCTGGCGGCAAAGGCGGCTGGTGCCATCGCAGGTTCCGCCGTCTCACTTGCCTATATGCTGCCGAAGGACAAGAGCGAGGCAGCCATCCGCTTTATCGTTGGTATAGTCTGCGGGCTCGCCTTTGGCGGGCTGGCCGGCGTGAAGATTGCGTCCGAACTTGATATTGGCGGCCAGCTTGGCGATGGCGAATTGATGCTGATGGGCGCCGCCGCTGCCAGTCTGGCGGCGTGGACGGCACTAGGCATTTTTGCCCGTATCACAGCGCGCATGGGTGAATCAAAATCTCCGCTGGATGGCCCAAGCTCTTCAACAAAAAGGGATATCGCCAATGCTGGAAAATGAGCGAATTGAAAAGAAGTTTGCCGGACTGGCAATAGAACGGGTCGAACTGGACGGAAGTTTCTCCGGCTATGCCAGCCTGTTCGGTGAAGTCGATCTTGGCAAGGATGTGATTGCTCCGGGTGCGTTTGCAGCGTCCATTCGCAAGCGCGGCATCTCCGGTATCCGGATGCTTTGGCAGCACGATGCCAACGAGCCTATCGGCATCTGGACGCGTATCAATGAGGACAGCCGCGGCCTTTATGTCGAGGGGCGTCTGACAACAGGTGTTACGCGCGGTCGCGAGGTACTGGAGTTGATGCGGGCAGGGGCAATCGATGGACTTTCCATTGGCTTTCGCACCGTAAAGGCGAGGGCTGACGGCGCTGGCGTCAGGCGTATTCTCGAGGCTGATCTGTGGGAAATCTCTGTCGTGACATTTCCGATGTTGCCTTCCGCGCGGGTGGGGCAGGTCAAGGCATTGCATCCGATTGATGCGGTGCTGGCGGTAAGCCTGCGGGCCGCCGCCCGGCGTATCCGCGCTTGAATCATTCTATTCACTTCACACACAAAGGATTTGAAATGACCCAACAATTTTCGACACCAACACCAACACTGGCACCCGAAACCAAGAGCACAGGCACGCAGAACGTCGCCGAGGCATTCGACGACTTCATGCATGCCTTTGAAGAGTTCCGTCACAGCAATGACGAGCGTATCAAACAAATCGAAAAAAGCGCCAGCGCCGATGTTCTGACGCATGATAAGGTCGAGCGTATCAATCACGCGCTTGATGAGCAGAAACGTGTCATCGATCACATGCTGCTGAAGAAAGCACGTCCGGCTCTGGAAACGGGGTTTAGTCCCTTGCTTGCACTGGAGCACAAGAACGCCTTCGAGGGTTATATCAGGCGCGGCGACGAGCAGGGTGTGCGTTCGATTGAAGCCAAGGCTCTATCCATCGGCTCTTCACCCGATGGCGGCTACCTTGTGCCGCCGGAGCTGGAGCGCGATATCGGAACGCGGTTGGCGGTGCTGTCGCCCATTCGTGCACTGGCAACTGTACGGCAGGTATCAGGCTCCGTGCTGAAGAAGCCATTTGCGGTCAAAGGCCCGGCGGTTGGCTGGGTTGGCGAAACCGATGCCCGGCCACAGACCGAAGCCTCAAAACTGGCGGAACTTCAGTTTCCCACCATGGAGCTGTACGCCATGCCGGCCGCCTCGTCATCATTGCTGGATGATGCGGCAGTTGACGTGGAACAGTGGATTTCCGCCGAGGTAGAGACCGCGTTCGCCGAGCAGGAGGGGCAGGCTTTCATCAATGGCAACGGCACAACCCAGCCCAAGGGGTTTCTAACCTATGAAAGCATCGCCGACGCGAATTGGAGCTGGGGCAAGCTCGGCAATCTTTCGACTGGCATTGCTGGTGGCTTTTCTGCTTTGGGCGCATCGGACATTCTGTTTGACACGGTCTATACGTTGAAGGCCGGGTATCGGCAGAATGCGAGTTGGGTGATGAACCGCAAGACCCAGGCAGCTGTGCGCAAACTCAAGGACAATGACGGGCACTATCTCTGGTCACCGCCTGCCGCTCCGGGCCAACAGGCATCGCTGCTCGGTTTCCGGCTGAACGAGGCAGAAGGCATGCCCGCCATGACCACAGGCACGGCAGCCATTGCTTTTGGAGATTTTGCCCGTGGTTATCTGGTGGTCGATCGCACAGGTGTTCGCGTCCTGCGCGATCCCTATTCAGCCAAACCCTATGTGCTGTTCTACACAACCAAGCGTGTGGGTGGCGGTGTGCAGGATTTCGATGCGATCAAGCTGCTGAAATTCGCTGCCTAATCCTTAGCGTTGCATGACCGTTGCATGAAAATTGTGCGCCCTTCGACAAGCTCAGGATGAGGGACATGGGTGGCTGCAAAGCCAATTGCAGAGGTTGCAGAACTTGGCTCCCTTTCATCACCCATCTCCCTCATGGTGAGCTTGTCGAACCACGAAGGGCGCACGCTGATCATGCAATCTCTGTCACCTCATTAATTCAGGAAATCCCATGACCATAATTGTAGTGAAGCCACCGGCTGTGGAGCCGGTGGCTCTGGCGGATCTGCGCCAGTTTTTGCGATTGAGCGGAACAGGCGAAGATATGTTGCTCTCCGGTCTGCTAAAGGCAACGCGGGAAACGCTGGAAGCCCAGACGGGGCTTGCCTTGATCAAACAGACCCAGAGGCTTTATGTCGATCAATGGCCAAAAGATGGTCTGGTCAAAATTGACCGCCATCCCGTGCGGTCAATTGTTTGCGTCACGGCTTACGAGCCTGACGGCGTGCCGGTCATTCTCCCTGTCGCTCAAATGCATCTGGAAACAGGTACGCGTCCCGCCCGGCTTCGCCTGCACCGCGAGGACGGTGAGTTGGGCGGACTAGAGATTGATTTCGTCGCAGGGTTTGGGGAAACGGGGCTTGATGTTCCGGATGCGCTCAAGCACGCGCTCATGACGCTGGTTGCCCATTGGTACGAGTTTCGCGGTGCCGTTGGCCCTGCCGATCATCCTGTGTCCCTGACACCGGCATTCGAGCGTGCTGTAAACCTGTGGCGAAGGATATCCCTGTGATGCCGACGCTGTTTATCGATCCGGGTAAACTGGCGCATGAGCTGCAGCTGGAACGTGCCGTTCTTGTCGATGACGATGTGAATGGCAGCGTCGAAGAGTGGCGTGAAATCGCGACACTCTGGGCCCATATCGAACCGGCGGGGGCTGCAACGGTTCTCTTTGGTGAGCAGAGCCTGACAGAAGTTACCCATCGCATCACCATGCGGTCACGCGATGATCTGCAAAGCGGTATGCGCCTGCGCAGGGGTAGCCGCTTCTTCCAGCTTATCACCATTCACGATCCCGATGAAACCGGCCGTTATCTCATCTGCCGGGCACGGGAGGAGGGACTATGAAACTCAGCATGCAGATGACGATCACGGATCTCATCCGGACATTGCGCTGGCGCAAAATAGAGCTGTGTGAAGAGGCAGCAGACGCGTCGCGACCGATCCGGGACGAGCCGAAATCCGGCGGCGAGCGAAAGCCAGAGCGATGACCAGCGCCGGGCTTCAATTGCAAAAAGCACTGCTCAAGTTACTGAAATCCGATATTGCTCTGAATGAAAGGGTACATAGACGCGTCTATGACCATGTGCCGGAGCAGGCTGTGTTTCCCTATATCACCTTAGGGACGACGAGCACCTATGACTGGAGCACGTTTACCGAGCGCGGCAGCGAGCATTTTCTGACGCTGCACATCTGGAATCGCGGCACCGGCAGGAAAACGGTTTTTGAGATCATGGGCAGACTGGACAGCTTGGCCGTATTGCCCGCGTTCAAGCTGGAAGGGCATAGACTTGTCAGTTTCACCCTCGAACAATCGCAGACTTTTTCCGCCGAAAGCCACGGCGGTTATGCAGGTATCATGCGGTACCGCGCGATGACCGAAGAGCTTTAACCCGGATAAATCGAGTGAAACAAGGCACCCATTGAGGTGCCTTTTTGCATTAAAGGAAGTTCAAAAATGGGTGCTCAGAGAGGCAAGGATATCTTGCTCAAAGTGCAGGATTCGGGCGGTAAATTCGTCACCTGTGCGGGGCTGCGGTCCAACCGCATCGCCTTCAACACGGAAACTGTTGACGTTACTGACGCGGATGCAGCGGGACGCTGGCGTGAGTTGCTGGGTGGCAGCGGTGTGCAACGCGCTTCGATCAGTGGTTCGGGGCTGTTCAAGGATGCGCAGTCCGATGCGGTGATCCGGCGAACATTCTTCGCGGGCAATATCCTGACATGGCAGATCATCCTCCCGGATTTTGGTGCCTTGCAGGGGCCGTTCCAGATCACGGCGCTGGAATATTCAGGCAAGCACGATTCCGAAGTCACCTTTGACATCGCGCTGGAGTCAGCCGGTCTGATCAGTTTCACGGAGATTGTCTGATGGCGAACCGGCATCGCGGTGAAATCAATGCGACCTTGGATGGACGCGAATGGACGCTGTGTCTGACACTTGGTGCGCTGGCGGAACTGGAAGGCGCTTTTGCCGCAAGCGATATGGGCGCTTTGCTCAAGCGCTTTTCAAGTAGTCCGCTTTCCGCACGGGATGCCGCCAAAATCATTGCGGCAGGGTTGAAAGGTGGCGGCAACAGCCTATCGCTGGAAGAGGTCGAGCAGATGCGAGCCGAGGGTGGTGCGACAGGTTTTGCGCGTATCGTCAGTCAATTGCTGGCGGCGACATTCGGTGAATCAAAACCGGAGCAATCCACCGCAAACCCTTGAATGCCGCAGCAGATTCCCCGGCTGCTTTTCCATGGGCGACCATCATGGCAGCAGGATTTGGGCTGCTGCGGCTTTCCACACGCGATTTCTGGGCAATGACACCACGGGAAATCTGTTCGGCATTCGGGCCGCCCCCAAGGGACGGCGGTCCCACGCGTCCCGTTCTTGAGCTGATGATGCAACAATTTCCCGATGGGCCAACTATGAATGAGGAACAGGAATGACCGAGAACACGACGGTGCAGATTGATGCCGATACGTCAGGTTTCGAAAAGGCCTTGTCGGACTTGCAGGTCCATTCCGATCAGTTCGGTCGCGCTCTATCCGGATCTCTGAAAAGTGCCGCGCTGAGCGGCAAGGATCTGGGGGATGTACTGCGTCAGCTAGGCAAGAGCATGCTGGACATGGCTTTGACGGAGGGTATGAAACCTCTTCAGGGGTTGGGTTCATCCATGTTCTCAGACCTGCTCGGGGCGCTGGGCGGCGCAAAGCCCTTTGCCAAGGGCGGCGTGGTTTCCGGACCAACCTATTTTGGAGCAGGCGGATCGCTGGGACTGATGGGCGAGGCCGGTGCAGAGGCTGTCATGCCATTGACCCGCGGTGCTGATGGCAGGCTGGGCGTTGCCGCGCAAGGCGGTGCCTCGCCCATGCAGGTGGTCATGCATGTGAACACACCGGATGCCAATTCCTTCCGCAAATCCGAAGCGCAACTGACCGGCATGCTGGCACGAGCCGTGCGTCGCGGCGCACGCACTTTGTAGGATCAATGAGATGCAGGCATTTCATGATATCCGGTTTCCGCTCGGCGTATCCTTTGGCGCGACGGGTGGTCCGGAATGGAAGAATGAAATCGTGTCGCTGACCTCAGGGCACGAACAGCGCAATGCGCGCTGGGCCGCCTCGCGCCACCACTACGATGCGGGAACGGGCGTGCGGTCGCTGATCGATCTGGAAACGGTACTTACATTCTTTGAAGCGCGGCGCGGTTCGCTGCATGCGTTCCGGTTTCGTGATCCGTTTGATCATCAGTCCTGCGCGGCGGGAAAGCCGATTGCCGCTACGGATCAGGCGCTGGGGCAAGGCGATGGAAAGCAAGCGATATTCCAGCTAAGAAAACACTATGGCGATCATATCCGCCTGATCACCAAGCCGCAGGTGAGCTCGGTACGGGTTGCGGTCGCAGGCGTCGAGAAGCGGGAACCCACCGACTTTGTTGTCGATGTCTTGACGGGACGGATCGTGTTTCAGCCGGGACGATTACCGCCTGCCGGGTCTGTTGTGACCGCAGGCTTCGCCTTTGATGTTCCCGTTCGTTTCGATGCGGACAGGCTGACCATCAGCATCAAATCCTTTCAGGCGGGTGAAATCCCGACTATTCCCATCATCGAGGTAAAGGCATGAACCGCCTTCCTGCCGCGCTTGAATCACATCTTTCGGCGGATGTGACAACCCATTGTTTTTGCTGGGTTATCCGTCGGGCGGATGGCATTATCCACGGTTTCACCGATCATGATCAGGTGCTCACGATAGATGGCGTTGCCTGCGAGCCGCAAACCGGCCTGACCGCCAGCGAAGCAACAAGTGCTTTGGGATTGGCCGTGGACAGCGCCGAGGTTGAAGGTGCCCTGTCGTCGCTCAGTATCACCGAACGAGATGTGGAGGCTGGCGCCTTCGACAATGCAAGCGTTGAAACATTTCTGGTCAATTGGACTGCTCCGGATCAGCGCATATTGTTGCGGCGATCAAGGATAGGCACAGTCACCCGGTCGGGCAGTCATTTTGTTGCGGAACTAAAAAGCAGTGCTGTCGATCTGGACAAGGTGAAGGGGCGGCGGATAACGCGGCTCTGCGATGCGCAACTTGGGGATGCACGCTGCGGCTATCGGGGCGGTGCGCAGAAAGGAACCATTGTTCGTGTGATATCGGACAGAGCATTGGTTGTCAGCGGATTGCACGCACATGATGTGAACTGGTTTTGCAACGGCTTGCTGACCTGGCAATCTGGCCGCTCCACGGTGGTGATCGGACATCAACAGTCAGCGGAAGGCATACGGCTCGACCTGCGCGATGGCCCGGTTCCTGATATGCAAACCGGTGACGCATTCTCACTGTTGCCGGGCTGCGACAAGAGCTTTGCCACCTGCAAGGCCAAGTTTGCCAATGCAGTGAATTTCCGCGGCTTCCCGCATCTCCCCGGCAATGACGCCGCCTACAACTATGCTGACGGTACAGGTAATTTTGACGGCGGAGCGCTGGTGTCATGACCATTGCTGATGAAGTGGTCGCCGAGGCACGGCGCTGGATAGGCACGCCTTACCGGCATGGCGGTTCCACATGGCAGGTGGGCTGCGATTGTCTGGGGTTGGTGCGTGGTATCTGGCGCGCGCTCTATTGCTGCGAGCCGGAACGGGTTCCTGTCTATTCCGCCGACTGGGCGGAGGCCGGGCAGGGTGATCCGCTCATTCAGGCGGCCAGCCGGCATATGCGCATCAAGACTAGTGGTGAGATGGCGGAGGGCGACCTTATCATCTTCCGCTGGCGCGATGGGGTGGCAGCCAAGCACCTCGGCATTGTCACCGGCGCGGATCGTTTTATCCATGCCTATGAGGGGCACCGGGTCATGCAATCCGCTCTCGTGTCGCAATGGCGCAACCGCGTTGCGGCAGTGTTCGCCTTTCCCGATCACCAATAGGATTCATCCGAATGGCAACGCTTATTCTTCAGGGGATCGGTGCATATATCGGCGGGGCGCTGCTTTCGGCGGGCGGCTATCTGATCGACCGTGCCCTTTCCAGTACCAAGCATGTCGAGGGCGCACGATTATCATCGATGCGGCCTATGACCGCCGAGGAAGGCGCCGCGCTGCCAAAAGTCTATGGCTCCGTGCGGCTGGCAGGCACTCTCATCTGGGCGACGCGTTTTGAAGAGGTGAAATCCAGGCATAGAAGCGGCGCCAAGGGCGGGCCGAAGGTGACGAACTATTCCTATGTTGCCAATTTTGCCATTGCCCTTGCGGAAGGGGAAATCAGCTTTGTCAGGCGTATCTGGGCCGATGGAAAGGAAGTGGACCAGAGCGCGATTAATATGCGTGTCTACAAGGGCACGGTATCGCAACTGCCCGATCCGCTCATCGAAGCCAAGCAGGGAACGGGCAATGCGCCCGCCTATCGCAACACCGCCTATGTGGTTTTCGAGCGCTTTCCGCTTGAAGTCCATGGCAACCGTATTCCGCAGTTTCAGTTTGAAGTGGTGCGTGCCGTCGGTGCGCTGGCACAGAACCTGAAGGCAGTCGCGCTTATTCCGGGAGCCACAGCGTTCGGTCTGTCACCTTCACTCGTCACCAACGAGCCAACACATGGTGAAACACACGGTCTGAACCGCAATTGCCTGCAGGGTGCGACTGACTGGCAGGCTTCATTGGATGAACTCCAATCGCTTTGTCCGAACCTTGAGCATGTGGCCATTGTTGTGCCGTGGTTCGGCACGGACCTGCGTGCGGCGCGCCGCACCATCCGGCCGGGTGTGATGGACAGGGAAGGCTATGGCGAGAGCGAGGAATGGCGGGCTGGCGATATCAAGCGCAACGAAGCGCATCTGCTTTCGCGCATTGGTGATAGCGCCGCCTATGGCGGTACGCCGTCGGACCGCAGCGTCGTCGAGGCAATCCGTTCCGCCAAGGCGAAGGGGCTGAAGGTCACGCTCTATCCCTTTGTCATGCTTGACATCAAGGCTGACAATAGCCTGCCCGATCCCTATGGCGGGGCAAGGCAGGCGGCCTATCCGTGGCGGGGTCGCATCACCTGTCATCCGGCGCCCTATCATCAGGGTAGCAGCAACGGCACAGCGGCTGCTGCGCGGGAAGTCGCCGCATTTTTGGGTACAGTCGACACCGGCGCGTTCCGGGTGAAGGGCGAGAATGTCGGCTATCACGGCAAGGCTAATGACTGGGGCTACCGGCGGTTCATCCTGCATCTGGCCCATCTTGCCGTTTGCGCCGGGGGTGTCGACGCTTTTTTGCTGGGCTCAGAGCTGTGTGGCTTGACGATCATCAGGGATGAGGCAGACCACTTTCCCTTTGTCTCAGGGCTTTGTGCCTTGGCTGCTGATATACGCACGGTACTTGGCAGCACCTGCACCCTAACCTATGGCGCTGACTGGAGCGAGTATTTCGGCCACCATCCGCAGGACGGGTCCGGGGATGTCTATTTCCATCTTGATCCGCTCTGGGCACATCCGGCCATCGGGGCTGTTGGCATCGACAATTACATGCCGCTCAGCGACTGGCGCGACGAGGATTACAGTATTCCGGGGCCGGATGGTTTTACGGGTCCCTGTGATCTCGGCGCATTGCGGGGCCAGATCGCGGGCGGCGAGGGTTTTGACTGGTACTACGCGTCGGATGTGGATCGAACGTCGCGCCGCCGCACACCCATCACGGATGGTTCCGGCAAGCCGTGGATCTATCGCTATAAGGACATAGCGGGCTGGTGGAACAACGCTCATTTCAACCGCAAGGCTGGCATCGAGAGCGCCAAGCCAACCGAATGGCGGCCAATGGGAAAACCATTATGGTTCACCGAAATTGGCTGCCCCGCAGTCGATAAAGGGCCAAACCAGCCCAATGTCTTTCCCGATGCCAAGTCGTCAGAGGGTGCATTTCCCTATTTCTCCGATCGCGGGCGCAGCGACCTTGCACAGAACCGCTTTTTGCGCGCGCATCTTGAATATTGGCGCAGCCATGGCGGGGCAATGCTGGATACAAGCCGTATCTACGTCTGGGCTTGGGATACAAGGCCGTTTCCCGCATTTCCGCTCAACCGCAAACTCTGGTCTGATGGCGATCACTGGATGACAGGGCATTGGCTGAACGGCAGGCTGTCGGGTGTCGCACTTGATGAACTGATCGGTGCGGTTCTTGCCGATTTCGGCGTCACACAGGTGGATGCTGAAGGGGCGGATGGTTTTGTCAGCGGTTTCATCGTTGAAGAACCGACCAGCGCACGGGCCGTTCTTGAACCACTGCTGGCGGTTTTCGGTGTCAATGCCTTCGAAGAGGGGGCGACGCTGGTTTTCCAGAGCGCATCGCGGATGCATATGCAAACGCCGTTGATTGATGAATTTGTCGAACCGGAGCATGCGGGACCGGTCAGCCGGAAACTGCACGAAATAATGGAGCAGCCTGCGCGGATCGAAATCAGCTATCGCGATCCGATGCTGGACTATCAGGCAGCAATGGCATCGGCGGAGCGGCTGGACGGCAAGGGAACGGAAAACATGGCCCTTCCCGGTATGCTTGATACGGGCCAAGCGAAATCTCTTGCAGAAAACTGGATGCAGGCCCGCCGGGCGGCGCGGCGTACCGCGAATTTCGAACTGCCATGGAAATATGCGGCGCTCAAAGCGGGTGACCGTATCCGGCTTGATACCACTGCGCCGGTAAAGGACTACATCATTACGTCAATCGAAGATGGGGCAACGCGGCGGATCGAGGCGAAGGGGTTGCCCCGGCATGTCAGCTATCCGAACAAGGCGCCATTGCCAGCTTCGACCGAAGCGGGATCATCGGCGGTGTTTGGGCGTCCCAGCTTCCATCTATGCGATTTGCCGATGTGGCCGGGCGCAGAAAATCCCGTTGATCAGTTGCGCGTTGCTGCCTTTGCCCGGCCATGGACGGGCGCCAGTGTTTACGCTTCCCCGGAGGATACCGGCTTTGAGCCACGGGCGGTGGTAGTAGACCGTGCAGTGATGGGTAGGCTGGTGGACATTCTGCCAGGCGGTGTCAGTGGCCGCTTACTGAACAATGCCAGCCTTGAGGTCGAACTTCACTTTGGCGAATTGCGATCCACCACATTGCCGCAACTGTTCAACGGAGCAAATTCGGCACTGCTCGCAGCGCCGGATGGACACTGGGAAATCCTGCAATTCCTCAATGCACAGGAAGTTCAGCCGGACAGATGGCGATTGGCGGGGCTCTTGCGCGGGCAATGTGGAACAGAGCGGGAGGCTCTTCAATCAACAGAAAAAGGTGCGGTGTTCATTCTCCTGGATGGAGCCGTATTACCAGCCGGATTGAAGGCACGCGAAACCGGTTTGGCTCTGCATTGGCGTGTTGGTGCATCAGGGCAGGATTTGTCAGACCGGTATTTTAGCACGGTAACGGCATCCGGTGGCATCAGGGCGCTGGAACCGCTCGAACCCGTCCACATCAGGAGCAGGCTGCGCGACAATGGTGACCTGCATATTTCTTGGATTCGCCGTGGTCGGATTGATGCGGATAGCTGGCTGGCGATGGATATCCCCTTGGGCGAAGAGCAGGAAATTTATCGGATTGAAATACGCAACAGCGGCAAATTGATCCGGTCTGTCGAGGTCAGGCAACCGGAGTGGACCTATCCAGCGGCAGAACGTCTGTCTGATTTTGCCAGTCTTTCGGTGCCTGTCGATTTTCGTGTGGCCATGATTTCCGGCACCGTTGGCACAGGCAGATTCGCCCGGACGATTTTAAGTTTATAGATAAAAACCCTTTAGAATCAAACTGTTTCAGAAAGGAATTGATTATGACCAATGAAAAACCCTGGTATTTGTCGAAGACCATCTGGGCCTCGATTGTCACTGTTGTCTTGTCCTGTTCGAGCTTCTTCAATGTCTCGCTCGACCATGACGTCGAGGCTCATCTTGCCGATACGATCATGCAGTTTCTGACCGCGCTCAGCGGAATCGCCGCATTTTTTGGTCGATTGAGTGCAACGACGCTCATTTCACGTAAAGAAATATGATGTTAAAAGACGTGACCTGTGGCACCAATGGTTCGTGCCACGTCCAACTGTTCATGCATCGTTCAGACAGCAATTGATAATAATGACGCCATGATGAAAAACACACGTTTCTCTTTGCCCCTAGCGGCCCTGATTTCAGCATCCGGCGTGTTCCATGCCGGGGCGGTTCCGATTGCGCCTGATGCATCGCAGAACAGTGCGTTGCTTCAGCTGGCTGCAGCTGACTGTTCTGCGGTCGGCCAGCAGGTGGCGGAGTCACAGGGTGGAACCCTTGCCCGCGCCACGTCCCAGACGCAGAATGGTCGCGAGGTTTGCGTGATCGTGGTCCTCATTCCCGGCAAGGACGGTGAACGTCCACGCCGTGTCGAGGTTGCGGTGCCAGCAAACTGA